ATTCAAATCAAACCAACGAGCTTCAGCAGCATCGTCCGCACCAGCAGCCTTACTCATTTTGGCCTTCGGAACACGAACAGAAAATGCCGTATCAACAATCTTCATACGAGGGTCAAAATTGTGTCCGTATGTCTTAATTTGTTCAAACTTCGTCGGATCCAAATCCAAACCGGTTTCTTCACGCAATTCTCTAGCTGCGCCATAGTTCAAATCTTCGTCATCCTTTTCAAAGAAACCACCCGGCAAGCACCAACTGTTCTTGTATGGGAAATTGCCACGCCTAATCAACAGTACTTGCTCACCATTATACGCAACTGTATCGGTGGTAACACTAGGTTCACCCCAACCATTCTGGGCCTTCTTGATAGCATACTCCGCAAGGAACTGCTTTTCCTTCTTTTCATAGTCAGGACCATTTTGGAAATAGAGTTCGTGTTCCTTAATGTAACGGAAGGTCTGGTGAGTTACCAAATTCTTAACTTGTTCGTAATGACAATCCGGGTCGCGGAACAGAATTTCTCTAGTTGCCGAAGAAGAAATACCACTGGTATCTCCAGCAGACTGGAACCAAACATTCGGGTTAATATGTGCCGGAAGGACAATATCGTCAGATTCGTCTCGGTTGAAAACGATAAATTCATACTGCTTTAAAAGCAAATCCCAGTTTACCCATTTTCCATCGCAGAGTGACTTCCATTCATCTTCACCAACGCAAATCGTGAAATCAGTTTTGCCACACTGTTGCTGGTAGTCCTGCAAGAACTTGTATGTTCGTGTGTCCTGACGGATGATTCGGACCTGGGTATTCTTGAGCTTGGTATCAACCAACTTCTGTACCATAACCATTCGGTCGCCAATCGGTGCCTTATAATTCTTTTCGTCATTATTCGCAACACCAATCAGGAGAGTGTCATTTTCTCCCAGCTGCTTAGCAATAGCCTTAAACAGTTCAATGTGAGCGAGAGTTACAGGGTCAAAAGAGCCGCCATAGTAGTAAATCATAATTAGCACCATCCTTTCATTTTGAGAATTTGATTCTTTTCTTCAGTTTTATTTTCTGTGTGGAGCAGGACAACATTTTCGCCGAAACGATAAGCCCAAATTCGTTCATCATCCCACAAAGATTTATTTTGGGCAATATGCTCAAAGGCCTCGTCCACGTCATTGAAATCCTTACAAATGTGGTGAGTAACATTTGAAACATTCCAACTGTCATCGTGAACCATTTTGTTCAAAAAGCCACGTGGATGCCATTCAAGCAGATATTCAAACTGAGCCATAGTTATTACCTCTCTTTTTCTATACCAATAATATAGAAAAATAAACACAGTTTGTCAATAGAAAAATGTAAAATTATGTAAAATAATGTTTACAAAGGACTAAAAATCTTCAGCCATAGCAAACATTTTTTCCATTTTTGCTATTCCACGCTTGTACAGTTTCTGTTTTTCGTCATTCAATTCTTGGAGTTTTTCATTCAGTTTCTTAATTTCTGCCATATCTTTTTCAAGTTCTTTATTGAACACAATAGAGAAACCTTTACGGAAATTCAATAAAGATTTTTCCATATATTCATCAAACTTCATAAACCATTCTTGAAGTGACTTTTTCTCACAGTTCATAACTCTGTTATTGAACACATTATACGGATTTTTCTCACCAGTTCTAAACCAATCATAACACTGGCAAGACAGTTCCCAATAATGAAACCAACTACCGGATAAGTCAAAATACCAACCTTTTTCATTTCGTACAAATTGTATCTGGACTAATTCCACATCCAAATCTTTGTCATTTTGTAACTGCGGAATAGTCTTAAATTTGCTAAGCCAATGTTCTTTCAAAAACTTCATTCTACCTTCCCAGGTAATGTAATTAGATTTGAATTTTGTTAGATACAGTTCTGTAACTAAATCAAAACCACTGGCATCTAACCAATCGTTCAGGACTTTTTGAGCGATTTCAAACTGTATTTGATTTATTGTTTCAGGATTTATATTTGTTAGTTTCATAGTCATAAAATACAAAAATCTATTGAGCTTGTCAATAGATTTTTTGGTTAAATTTTATTTAGGTGCTTTCGGCGGTTGCTTTCGGTTCAGTTCATCAATGTTACGCCTGAGATTTTTCAATCTGCGCTTTTCTTGTTTGACGAAAAAACCAACGGCAGTAATTCCTAATACACCGAGAGTAATTTTAATTAACTTCTTCATAATAACCTTCATCATAGTGTTCTAAACATTCCTGAATAATAGGTTGGAGCGACTTATAGAACAAACGAAAATCATCAGTCCATTTGTAACCAACAATTTCGTTTACCATTTTTCCGTGTAACTCAAACTTACTATCGCAGTACAGTTCGTGTATATCACAATCCACAAACATTAGGTACACATACAAATCTTTGTTTTTAAGATACTGGAACAAACCACAGTCAAAAATCTTTTCGTCTGTAATCGTGAAACCAGTTTCTTCTTTTAACTCTCTGATAGCTGTCTCCAAAGTTGTTTCACCAGCTTCACGGTGACCTTTCGGAATGTCATAGTTACCAGGAGTATTTGGTCTGCGACCATTTGGCTGGCAAGCCAAAATTTGTTTTGGATTTTTCCTGTTAATAATAATAAAACCACAACTTAATTCTTTCATAATCAAATTTCCTTTAGTCTATTTATGAACAAATTAGTTACGAAAGAGTCAGCAGGACAAAATTTTATCCCTGAAAATTACTTCGCAACATATCGTCCAGTTCTTCAAATGATTTAATGTCCCAGGCTACTTTCTGTCCGAACTTGTCAAACAGATAAATAGATTTCTGTCCTGGACTGTTAGACATCATTAAGTCATAGGCGGCAATTCTGTATTCCTTTTCGCCCATTTTTACACCAACAAGTTTATTGTCCTTGGTGATGTACTGTGGTTCTACTGGTTGCTTCTTTTTGAAAAACATTGTTGTCTCCTTTAGAAATCGGATTTGGCAGTTCTTACTCTTACAAAGTTATCACGATACTTTCTATCATATTCATTAAAACGAGTTTCTTCTTTACTTTTCTTATCCTCTAATTCACTAATTTGTGAACTGTATTCGGATCGGATTTTTTGACTTTCCAAATACTGCTTGACATCATCTTGAACTGGTTCGGAAACCCACCAAGCTCGGCCTTCAATAACGGAGTTGTAACTGAGGTCAAGGAATTTATCAAACCATTTCAAAACTGATGATGCAGTCTGTAAAGTTTTGGTAATTCGTTTGTAATCACTATAACCACACCCGAACGACTGAAGTGGTTCATTCCATCTATCGTGTCTGTAGTATGCATTACGAACTTCGTCAATAGAAGATAATAGAAGTGATGACGGGTATTCACATTTAATTGTGTAGCAATCACAGTCAATTTCAATTTTTATTTGACCATTTAATTCCCTTTTGTAATTCGGGTCCAAATCTCGGAAAGCAGGTTGGCGCTTAAATAAAACTTCAATTACATGTTCAGTTCTATAACCGCGTTCAGGACATTTAGTCGCAGTAAAATCTATCGGTGAACCTTTGAAACTTTTCTTTCGTAGTTCAGCAATTAAATTATCCAATGCGTCGTTTTTTAATCTATCCATAATTTGTTCCTCTAAGTTAAATATAGTAAAATTTTAATTGTTTGTCAATGTTTTTTAAATGGAATTCTTCCTGGCTTATAAGTTTCATCTGGTTTATTCATACAGAAATGTTCTTCAATTCCATTATTCCACCATCTACAAGGATTTATTTTCATCTTTGTTTTATCCAATAAATCCATTATTTCTACATTTTCTAATTCCGGTTTATGATAACGAAATTTTAACTGGTTTAAAGTCCAATATGATACATATTCATTTGTTATTGGGTTTTTAAAACATTTACAAGTTCTATCTATTTTTCTCAAAAATTCATTTTTATTATAAAATTCTTTTATACGAAATCCATGATAATAATAGCCAAAAGATGATAAGTATTTTATTTCATTTAAATCAAATTTATTTTCTTCACAGTAATCACATAAAATTATATTTTTAACTTCTACATTACCATTTTCATATTCAAAAGTATATTGTTTTGTAAATTCTGCGATTCGCATATTTTTAATATGTTCTTTACTTTTTGGCTTACCTGAACTTGACTTTGAAATTTTCTTTTTTGTTTCTTCCGATACGTGATAACAACCACCTTCACCACCATAAGCTATATTATATCCATTAGGTGAAATTGTATTAAGTTCTTTTATCCAAAATCTTTCACGTTCATTAACAATAAGTTCATTTTCATCATCTTCAATTTCTTCAATAATTTCTTTATCAAAATTAGAAATTCCGTATTTTCTTTGTGCTTCAACAAGAGCAATACCACTTCCCATATAAGCACGAAAAGTTTCACCATCAAATGTTTTATGTTTACCTACATAACATTTACCATTTAATTTGTTTATTATTTTGTAAATGTAAAATTTCATACTAGCCTTCCATATATGAAAATAAGAAACCCCAAAGTACGCTTATATTTGGAAGGCTCACATACCTGGGGTTTCTAAAAAATTCAATAATGTTAATTGCCTTCCAAACAATTATACATTATTTATATTATTTCCATTGTAAACATCAGTTAAAAGAACATTCTTAAAATCAGGCAACATTGCTGTAATTTCTTCAACTGTCATGTCATCAATAGATTTATAGTTATGGACCTTACGCACATATTCATTATATGCTTCGTCCTGACAGAGAGTTTTACCCTTACTGTCGCTAAGTTTAGTAGCTGGCTTGCCATTCACTTCCACAACCTTCATAACCATAGAGAGTGGCTTCTTCTTTGTTCCACAGACAGTTGCGCCGAGATACGTACCGATGCCGAACGCAATCTTGATGCGACCATTGAAGTGCTTTGCGATGGCGAGAGCCTTGTCAATGTCAAGAGAATCGCTCCAGCAAGCAACCTTCGTGGTCGGGTCAATGCCCAACTTCTTATAGTGAGCAATCAGCATTTCACCCCAACGAATCGGGTCGCCGCTATCGTGACGGCAACCATCAAAGAGCTTCGCAAACTTCAG